AAAAATAGGATTTGCGGCAAGAGCAGAGGGTAGAAAGAATGTTGAATATATAGATGGATTGGATTCAATTATATTCACAAATTCAGAAACCTTTAACAAATATTACAGAAAAAAATATGGATATAGATTCGAAAAATCAAAAGTTTACAAATTTGATTACAAATATAAAGAGAGGTTCTACGGACTTGATTGGGGGATATCTCACTCTTGTTTTGAATATGAACCATTCGGATATGGAATATTTGAAGCAGTTGATTGGGGTAAACTTCCAATATTACATGAAAGGTGGCATGTTCCACTTGATTATAAATACAAAGCGTCTGACAAGGAATCATTTAAGCAGACCTACGAAACGCTTTGTAAAGATGATTACGAAACCCGTAAAAAGGAATTTGAAAAACTTAAAAATTGGATGATAGAACACTTTTCAAATAAAGAAGTGTGGAAACAAAAACTTTTAGATATTTATAATGGATTATAATCATTAATACATGGCAAGAACTAACTTATCATTAGGTAACTTATATAGAGCAGTAAGCGGTTCTGCAAGACCAGGAGCAGTTTCATTGGGAGGATTGGCCGGAGCTAGTGCAGGTAGTAACGCGAGTTTATTGGGATTTGCAACTGATGCCGTTACGGTAACACCGCCTACATTTACTTATATAGTAGAAAGTACAACTGAAAATGCACAATTCTCATTTTCACAAACAGGATCACTTTTTTACTCAAAAGTACAACAACAATTAGCAAACTTTACTTGTTCATTTAATAATGCAAATTTTAGTACAGGTTCTAATACTTTTGGTACAGGTCCTACTATAATTCCTATTACACCGGCATCTATTGCACAATCAACATATTCGGAAGCATCGGCAGTACTTACTATGAAGTATCAAGATGGTTATAATTTAAATGCAACCAACTACGGCACAACAACGACAAAAACCTTATATGCGGTAGATGTTTATAATACAATCAACCAACCTGATTTCTGTTTACTATTTGGTACAAAAATAACAAAAGCGGACGGTACGGAAGTTAATGTTGAAGATTTAGTAGTTGGAGATAGTATTAGAGCATGGGTTCCTGATGGATTACCTGATGAAAATCAAAGTCCAGAAAGTGACCAAGTTGATTGGAGATTTTATATGAAGGAATCCATATCAGGTTCAGCACAGAATGTTGTAGTTGCAGATTTAGTATTTAACTTTGCTAGTGGATATTATGATATTAATAATGGATTTATAAAAGCAACAGGCACACACCCAGTTTATGCATGGGATGCTGAAATTGAGAAGTATAAATTTAAAAATATTGAAGATATTCTTCCTGGAGATTTAATTGTAACTTATGATGAAATTGGTGGAATATCTGAAATAGAGGTATACGATATTGAGATTGTTAATTCAGATGTTGAAATTGTTACTATAAATGTAGAAGAATCCGATGTGTATTTGGCAAATAAAACCATATCACACAATAAGGGTACAACTACACAACCTTACATTCCATCGACAGGATTAAGAATGTATTTAGACCCATCGAAAGCATCATCTACAAATGGTACAGCAACAACCGATTGGTTAGACCTTTCAGGTTATAATACGGGTGTAAGACCAGCCGGTGTACAAAATGCGGCCGGATATAGTGGAACCAATCCTGCATATAATAATGGGGCAACTAGAATTGATAAGTATTGGACATTAAATGGAACTGACTCATTTTGGTATAAAGATAGAAATACAAATATCAATGGTGGTATAACACAATTTGATACATCGGCAATTACATTTATTGCGTGGGTAAGAATGACAGCTAATCCAGGAGCAACATATGGTGGATTATTCTCAAAAGAAGGTGCAGATAGAGATTATAACTTTTATCTATACTCAAGTAATTCATCTGTTTGGGATGGATTTCATTTTTCATCAACAAGAGGTACTATATCAAATACCGTTCAAACATTCACCGCACCGGCATTGAATACGTGGCATATGGTTGCAGTGACAGTATCTGCAGCAGCAGGTATAACATATTATTTAAATGGTAGTAGTGTAGGAACAGGAACAGTTTCGGCATTTGCAGCAACAACTTCATATGATATAAAATTGGGTAGAGCTGATAATTACGCAAAATGTCAATTAGGACCTGTTCTATTCTATAATAGTGTTTTATCAGGTACTGATATTACCAATGTTTATAATCATTTTCAACCAACATATAGACCATAATTTATTGTTTTGAATTAAAAGTTTATATTTATATTGAGAATTACAAATTTTTAAAAATTAACTATATAAAATGGCAGAGAAATTAGTATCACCAGGCGTATTCACAAAAGAAAACGACCTATCATTCTTACAACAAGGTGTAGCAGAAATCGGAGCAGCATTCATTGGCCCGTTTTTAGAAGGACCAGCAGTTCCAACAATTGTTAATTCACAAGCTGAATTTCAACAACTATTTGGTGCAGCTGATGGAACATATTATACTCCTTTAGCAGTACAAAACTATTTAAGAGAAGCAGGAACTGCTACCATTTGTAGAGTTGTAGGTGTTGATGGATACACTGCACAAAACCCATTAGTATTAACAATAACTTCTGGTTCAGTAGGACAAACTACAGGATTAGTATCAGCATCAGTTGGTATACTTTTCCCAACTCATAACAATGTATTATCAACTGGCTTAAGTGGTTCAGCAGCAACTACTGCAGGAAATGGTTTGTTAGGTAGTGGTGATATTGTAATGTTTGTAACAGGTTCTACAAACTACGCTGGAACTTCTTCATTAGACCCAGAAGATACAAATGATATAGAATCTGTATTTGGAACTAATCCAAGAGGTGCTAAAGGTGGATATGTATATGGTTTCTTTAAAAACCATGGTATTGGATTTGGACAAACAGTATCTTCAAGTGTTAATTTAGTTGGAGACCAAGATTTCTCAATAGATGCACAAGAAGCATTAACACCATATATTCAATCTCAACAGATTTCTGGTGAAAGATATAATCTTTTCCAAATAGAAACAATTGGTGTAGGTAACGCAGCAAATACAAAAATCAAAATAGGTATTACAAATATTAAAGCAGCGGGTTCAGTAGCAGGTACAGATTATGGTACTTTCACAATCGTTGTTAGAGCATTTGATGATACTAATAAAAAGAAGAATGTATTAGAAACATTCGCAAATGTAAACCTTGACCCTAATTCTCCAAACTTTATTAGTAGAGTAATTGGTGATAGAAAATTATTAATCGCAACTGATGGTAAAGTAACTGAAAGTGGTGATTGGGTAAATAATTCAAAATATATTAGAATTGCTAACTTAAACGAATCAGCTCCAGTACAGGCAGTTCCATTCGGACACGCAGCATATAAATTACCAATCTCAATGTCAGCAGCATTAAGTAACATGGTTCCAACTGCATCAATGTTAGAAGCATCGGCTACTGTATATGGTGGTATTGATTTAGATGGTAATTCTGATAACAAAATTTATATGAAACCAATACCTGCAAACGCAACTAATGGTTCAAACGTAGCATTTGGTTTAGATGCAGTAAATGGTGGTTCATTAGCAGTTGGTTCAACATCTGCACAATTTGTTGTAGCATTTCAAGAAGGATTTGATGGTATGGCTCCGACAGTAGCAATTAGTAAAGGTGAAGATATTACAGCTGGAAATTCACAAGGATTTGATTTAACAAACTCTACATCTACAGGTACAACTGCATATATGAAGCATATTAACGCTTTATCTAACGCAGATGAGTGGGATATCAATATGGTGGTAGTTCCAGGTGTAAACAGAAATCAGCACTCTTCAGTTTGGACTTCAATTCTTGATATGGTTGAGCAAAGAGCAGATGCATTCTTTATCGCAGATGCAGGTAATCCAACAACAACTTTAACACAAACTGTAACACAGGCTGAATCAGTAGATTCTAACTACGCAGCAGTTTACTATCCTTGGGTTAAAACAATTGATATAAACACAAACAAATTAATCACAGTTCCACCATCAGTATTACTTCCAGGTGTATTCGCAGCAAACGATAGAGTAGCAGCAGAATGGTTCGCACCAGCAGGTTTGAATAGAGGTGGTTTAGTAGGAGCAGTATCAGTATTAGATAAATTAACTCAATCTGAAAGAGATACATTATATGAAGCAAAAGTAAACCCAATCTGCCAGTTCCCTGGACAAGGTATCGTAGTATGGGGTCAAAAAACTTTACAAGATAAACCATCTGCATTAGATAGAATCAACGTAAGAAGATTATTATTGACTGTTAGAAAGTATATCGCTTCAACTTCAAAATATTTAGTATTCGAACAAAACTCATCTGAAACTCGTAACAGATTCTTAAATATTGTTAATCCTTATTTAGAATCAATCCAACAAAGACAAGGTTTATACGCTTTCAGAGTAGTAATGGATGAAACTAATAACACACCAGATGTAATTGATAGAAACATCCTTAAAGGAGCTATCTACTTACAACCAACAAAGACAGCTGAATTCATTCAAATTGATTTCAACATCTTACCAACTGGTGCAAGTTTTGGAGGATAATTTAAAAAGTAAATATTTATAATAGAATAACAAATAAAATAAAAATAAAATGCCAGAAATTTTAGAGTTTGACAAAATGTTCTATAAGAATTTTGAACCAAAGCTTGGTAACAGATTCATTATGGAAATCAATGGTATCGAATCATATATCATCAAAACAGCAAGTAGACCAACTTTCAGTTCAGAGGTAGTAGAATTAGACCATATCAATGTAAAGAGAAAGATTAAGGGTAAATCAACTTGGGATGATGTGAACATTACTCTTTATGACCCAATTGTACCATCAGGTGCACAGCAAGTAATGGAGTGGATTAGAACATCACACGAATCATTGACAGGTAGAGATGGATATGCAGCGTTCTATAAGAAAGATATCACTTTCTATTTGTTAGGACCTGTTGGTGATAAGATTGAACAATGGACATTGAAAGGTGCATTCATCACCTCAGCAAACTTTGGTGAATTAGATTGGGCATCAAACGATCCAGTTTCAATTGAATTAACATTGGCATACGATTACGCAATTTTAGAATACTAATCTATATTACATAGACATATACGAAAGGGGAAGCAGTAATGTTTCCCCTTTTATTTTTTTAAAAACCTAATATATATAATAAACAAAGTTATAAGATTTTATGGAACAAAACATTGAACAGCAGGTTACAAGAGGATTAGGACAAACAAACCCTACCCAAACAAAAACTTACGATTTCCCAACCGAAATTATCAGCTTACCATCCAAAGGATTATGTTATCCTGAAGGTTCACCATTAGCAAAAGGTGAAGTAACTATTAAATTATTAACCGCAAAGGAAGAAGATATTTTAACTTCTCCAAACCTTATTAAAAAGAATTTAGTAATAGAAAAATTATTAGAATCTATTTTAGTAGAACCAGGAGTAAAAGTTGATGACCTTTTATTGGGTGATAAAAACGCAGTTCTTATTGCAGCTAGAATGTTAGCATATGGTCCTGAATATAAAATCAAAGTTACTGATAAAGAATATAATGATGAAATTGATTGGACAGTAGACCTTTCAGTTATTAAAATTAAAGAGATTGATTATTCTTTATTAAATAGAAAAAATGAATTTAGTTTTACATTACCAAATAGTAAAGTACCTGTAAAATTTAAATTACTTACACATGGTGATGAAAATATCATTAATAAAGATGTTGAAGCAGCAGAAAAACTTACAAAACAAAGTAATGAAATTACAGCAAGATACAGAAGAGTTCTTGTAGAAGTCGATGGAAATAGAGATGTAGGATATATAAGTAATTTCGTTTCAAATAGATTACAAGCTAGAGATTCAAAAGAATTAAGAAAATACATAGCATCAGTTACTCCGGATTTAGATTTTAAATTTGAGTATACTTCACCTTATACGGGCGAAACGGAGGCGCTCCCTATACCATTTGGGAGTGACTTTTTTTACCCTACCGAGTAATTATTCCCTAATACTGCACGATAAAATATTTCAAATGCTTTACTACTCTAATGGTAGTTTCAATTGGCATGATGTATATTTTATGCCCATACGTTTGAGAGAGTTCTATTGGAACAAACTAATAGAAACAAAGGAAAAGGAAAAAGAAGCAAACGATAAAATAATTTCCAAATCAAAATCAACAACATCATCTTCTAGAGTAAGAAGAAGATAATTATCAAAAAGGTTTATATTTATATAAAATATAAAAGCAGAACCATGTCCAAAAAAATAAGATTAGATGAAATTGGATTTCTAAAAAAATTGGTAAATTCTTTTTTTGCTGCAAAAGCAGATGAAAAAGAAGATAATTGGATTGATACATTAGCAAAGCATGATGATGAACTTGCCAGATTATTTGGTGATTTTAGTGACAGATTGGATAGAAATTATATGGATACTATAAATAGAGTAAAAAAACTTGGTTATGATGTACCTACAAAAAACAGAAAAGATACCGAAGTATATAGGGTTATGAGTAAGTATCTTGAAGAATGTTTAGATAGAAGATATTCTAAAAAATAATTTCGCAAATATAGATGGCGACAAGAGATACTGAAAAGGAGATAGCACGATTAAAGGAAGTAAAAAAAAGACTTGAAGAAGAACGTGCGCTTAATGCTCAATTAGCACAGGAAAAACGTGAACAACTTAAGGAGGAACTCGCGACGCTAAAGTTATTGTATGATGAAAGAAGAAAGCTTGAAAAGCAAGGTAAAGCACTATCACAGTCGGATGAAGATTATTTAAAAACATTAGAAGAAGCGGTAAAACCACTTACCGATATTAATAAAAAATTAAAAGAGCAGGGTACTTTAATTGATGCTAATGAAAAAAAGCAAAAAAGACTTTTAGAAGAATCCGAAAAATTATTTGAAAGTACAAAAAGACAATTAAAACAAAACTATCAAGTTAATAAATCTTTAGATGATTTAGGTAAAGCTCTTGAAAAAAATAAAAAATTAAATCAACAATTTACGGAAGGGTTTGCTGCACAAGAACAGCAATTAGATGTAATAAATAGTATATTATCCAAA